ACCGGCGCCTGTACTCCGTACTCCGCACCCTACGAGGAAGCTGCAGACACCGCTTAACGAGCCACCCCGAACATGGCGAAAAACGGCAACTACTCATACAAGAGGTGGGTCTTCACTATTAATAACCCTACCTTTGAAGATTACTGTGCCGTAGTTGAGTTCTGCAATCTGGATAACTGCAAGTTCGCGATAGTCGGCGAAGAGAAAGGAGAGAAAGAAGGCACACCTCACCTGCAGGGATTCCTGAGTCTGCGAAAGAATGCGAAAGCTGCTGCGCTTGAAGAGAACCTGGGAGGAAGAGCCTGGCTGTCTCGAGCTCGGGGATCTGACGAAGATAATGAAGAATATTGTTCCAAAGAGTCGACATACCTTCGAGTCGGTGAACCAAACCGAAAAGGTCGCTCAAGTGATCTCCCCGACGCGGCATCCGATGTGCTCGCTGGTCTGCCGATAACTGACGTGGCCCGGAAGTACCCGACGACTTATGTAATGTTTGGGCGGGGCTTAGAGCGGTTGCGTCAGCTGATCGTGGAGACCGCTCGTGATTGGAAGACGGAGGTCATCGTTCTGATTGGGCGGCCTGGAAGCGGGAAGAGCCGTTACGCGTTTGAATTTCCCGCGCGTGAAAAGTATTATAAATCTCGCGGGAAGTGGTGGGATGGCTATAATGGGCAGGATGTGGTTGTCATGGATGATTTTTATGGGTGGCTGCCTTACGATGACCTTTTAAGGATCTGTGATCGCTATCCTTTAAGGGTAGAGTACAAGGGAGGTATGACCCAGTTCGTTGCTAAGACACTTATAATTACCTCTAATAGGGAGCCGCGTGATTGGTATAAATGCGAGTTTGATGTGTCTGCATTGTATCGGAGAATTAATCAGTACCTGATATTAACCCCCGACGGATATGCACCCGCCCCCGAGTTTATGCTGCCGTTTAAAATAAACTACTAAAGTCCTGGTTAAGGTTAGAAACAGGAACGTTTATTGTGTAAAATTACAATAAAGTTATGGTGAAAGCCCAGTCCATTGTCCGAATCTTATGTAATAGGTAATGGTTGCTTCTACTGTCAGAGGTGCTGCGGTGTCTTCTGCTTGTCTTAGTGACATGCCCATTCCGTAGAATACTACGTTGTCTTGAATTGAGTTCAGCCATAGTTGTCTTCCTCCTGGGGTGTACCAGGTGCTCCATATATTTGTTCCTGTTCCTCCCTGTTGGATGGTTGGTTTCGGGACAAATACTCTTTTGTGGTATCTGTGAGGTGACCACGTTTTCCTGGAGCTCATTGCTGCGTAGGGGTCTACGTTCCACTCTCCACCGCTGGTTGTGGTTGTAATGTTGCCTTCTTTGTCTATGTATGTGCTGCCTTGTGTGCGTACTCTTTGGAAGGGGTTAAATGCGGGACGGAGTTCCACCTTTACCATGCGTATCATGTAGTAGTCGAACGGGTAATGGTATTGGTTTCCTGTTCCTGGCAATCTGTCTCCGAAGACTGCGAACCGTAGGTTAATTCCGGGTTTGGGGCTGGTGCCAGATGATTGTACTGCTTCCAGGCTCATTGCTTGCCATTTGTTTTTGTCTGGGCTTCCGGTTCCGAAGAACGTGAATGATATGTTCTGCGTTTGTTTGACATTGAAGATTGTGTACTTTGACCTTATTCGTCCGATGTGTAGCCTTCGTCGTCTGTATCGTCGTCTGCGGTTGGTTGCCCGCCTACGACGAGAATATAGACTCCGCGGTCTCGCGCGATACAGCGGCATGATGGGCAGTGGCTTCCTGTGGGCGGGGACAAAACCGTTACAGGCGCCGTATATATTATT